AAAATATCCAGTACTCTTGGCTGGTATTCTGGTGTTGCTTGAGGAAATCTTGTTGTTGTTATTTTAGCCATTTAATACCCTCTTGAATTGTTTCCTTGATATACACTAAATACACCTCCATCTAAAGGAGAAGATTTTGGTTGAGAAGAAACACCTCCTATACCTTGCTCTAATTTATCTAACCTACCTATTATATCTTTAAATTGATTATCAAATCCTCCAATTTTAGTATCATATCCAGAAAATTTATCATCATAATTTGTTGGGTTTGTTATTGAACCTATACCACCTCCCCCCATATCAGGCATGGGATTGGTGCCAGGTCGATACGGCCTGCCCTCAGGACCTTCGACAGGTAGATACGGCATTATAGATCTAACAGGGGGACGAAACTCTCCACCAGGTCTCTCTACAAGTCCTGGGTTTCCTGTTGCAAGTTTTACTTGGTCACTATCATATCCAGATAATAAATCACTCTTACCTTGAGATTCTAAAAATTTTCGTAGTGCACCTATATAGGTACCAGACCCCGTAAGATTTTGTCCTTTATAGGTGTACGGCCTTGAATCTGCTGTTTGCATCATTGGTGGTTTAAAACCAATTAAATCCTCATCTTGTTCATAATTTGGATTACCTTCATACTTACCCATATCTAATGGATTGATGGGTGGTTGCATAAGTCCAGGCAAAGGACTAATACTTCCTATTCCTGAGTTAATATTACCGCTATTATTAGGATACGCTACACCCATTATCTACCTCCATCTGGTTGAACATCTAATCGTAGTGTACCGTATCGCCAGTTATCCCCTACTGCATCTGATTCTATACGCACATTAGCTTGTCTTCCTCTGCCACGCAAATCAAATTTATCTGTTGTTGCTGTAACTGTCCTTGTAATAGTAACAGGAGTAGTTGAATTAGGGTAAGTTTTAAATCGCATTTTAACATCTACAGAACCAACCATTGTGCCAAAATCTGGTATACCTCTTCCTATATGTAAGAAAGGTTGTCCGTCCGCAATATCAAAATCACCTGATTCAATGAAGGCATCTATAGCTAGATTAACATCATCAAATCCTGTTTCTTGTTGATAAATTATTGATGAACCTGCTGTTACACCTAGTACAGGAGGATCTGTTCCGAGAGCCGTGGTTGAGTATCCACTAGCATACGGTTTTTGATAAACACCATAATCAATCCAAGATGTTCTTGATAAACTACCTGTGGACCAACAATCTTCTAAATAATTATATGTGACAAATCTATCTATCTGTGTTGAGTTATTGGATACATAGAACCAGGTAACTTCATTAAACTCTGAATTAACAGCTGCAAATGTTTCTGGTCTATTTGTAATACTAAAATCATTAAAGACATAATCTTGCACACTGCAAGGCATCTTAGAAATAGCACCATCAAATTTAAAGAAAGAATTTTGTGACATCCAAAAGGCTGTACCATTTACATCGACTGCTGAGTGCAATGACACGGCACCACAGTTCGCTCCTATTTGTGTTAAGTTAAAGACAAAAGGTGCACCAACAAATTGTAGTGCATTTAAACTTGTATCTGTCCAAACGAGTACAGCATTACGAGAACGAACGGCTGTAATAATTGCTGATCCATCTTGAATACGAAAAGATCCTGCTGTGTTAACGGCTGATGGTCCCCAGTCTGTTGTTGTTTCTTGCGAAGAGAAACGTAAGAATAAAGGATCCGCTGTAGTTGTATCACCTAAGTCTGTCTCTGTACCAAATAAAAAGACATGTCTCTCAGGCATTGATACTAAATTAAACTGTGATTTAGTTGGTGTTGTTGCGAGAGCCACGGCTCTTGTTCCTGTACCCGCAGATGTATCCCACTTAAATGTTTTTCCTTGTGTTACTGTTGCTAAAAGATCTTCACCGAAAGTATCAAATGACCATCCTCTACCTTCAATAGTAACGGTAGACGTAGAGCGTGGCGTGTTCCACGTTCCTGTATTCCATGTACTTGTTCCCCAACCATAACCATATTGCGATACGGCTGTTCCAATATTAATTTGATAGGTTGCTGTGACCGTGCCACCACCTGTTGCTGAAGCATTAGCCGTAGATCCTGTGTAAGTAACTGTGTACTGACTTGTACTATTAATAGCTGTAATTTCAAATTCCTTGTTCATATCAAGGCCTGCTACATTTGCCGTTGATGTAAAGGTAACAAAATCTCCTTGTATAGCTCCGTGCCCAACATCATTTACTGTTATAATACTACTGCCACTTGTTGTAACAAAAGGATTAGTTAGACCTGTCTGTATTGATTGAATAGGGGTAATGTCATAGACTGCACCCTCTGTGTAAATATATAATTTTCTGTCTGTTCCGAGAGCCGTGTATCTTACACCGTTAAGATCTGTCCATGCTTTCATATCTCTTACAACACCAATAAGTTTAGCGGAAAGTAATTCAATCCATCCACCTAATTTTTCTGGTAAGCCATAACGAAATCGTACAAAATCAGAGTCTGTCCAACGTCCTGCAGCTCCGTATTGAGTGTCTTGTTTATCGATGCCAGGGGCAAATCCTATCTTCGTTAAAGGCATTATGCAATCCTCAAGAATCTATATACTATTTGTCCAACACCACCCGCAGCACCATTTGTTCCTGTATAATTTCCACCTGTTCCTGTGATATCTCTATGTGCACCTGCACCACCACCAGAACCTAAAGTTCCTGCTGTAGCATTATTAAAACCTGTACCACTGCCATTATCTCCTAAACCACCTGCAACATTACCATTATAAGAAGCGGCACCATTAGCACCATAAATTACACATTGATCACCATTACAGTTTCCATTTGTTGCTCCAACAACACCTACACCAGAAGAATTAAATGTTCCTACTTCTCCAGAATTAAATGTGGTTATATTAAGACCATCAACTGTTGTTCCTGAAGATAAAGATGTCCCTGCCGTAGTAAGAGCTCCTGCTGTTCCTGGAGTAGCTGTTAATAATCCGCCACCTGCCGTAGAGTTACTAGATCCTCCTCCTGCCCCTAAAGTAAATAATGTCCCTGTTGTGGCTCCTGATAAAGAAGTTATTCCACCTGGACTAGCTGTTGTATTATAACCAGGAGAAACATTTCCAGGTGCGCCACCAACGCCCACATTCGCTGTTAATTGTTCTCCAGCAGTCACTGTATATACTCTATCTGAAACATACGCTCCAGAACCACCAGAACCACCAGAACTTTCACCGCCAGCTCTATCATAACCTGCACCCATTGTTGCACCGCCACCACCACCTACTGCTTGTTGTACGTGAACAGCATTAGCATTAGCTGGAACAGCTATTGTGGAAGAACCTGATGAACTTATAGTGACAAAAGAAGTAGTTTCAAAAAGAGAATATGCTTCTCTCCATGTACCACTGTCGTTTACATAAATATTATTAATTGTTTTATTTGTGTAAGATGTTCCATCACGAAGAAAAACTTCTCCACCTGTTGACGAACTTATCTCACGCCATTGTCCAGCATCTTTAACAAAAATAGGCATATCTGCCTAACTATATTTGTACCAAATATCGCCATCACTGCCACCTGTTGGCGAACCTGTACTAATAGTTCTTGTTCCGTTAGCGTTTGTTCCTGCGGTTGCTGATATAAAAGCTTGTACATCACTACCAATTGCTACACCTATATTAGTACGTGCTGTAGCATCAGTTGGTACATCACTTAAATTATTTGCTGTTTGTAGAACACCTGTAATAGCTGTTCCTGGAATACTGTATTTTATTGCTGCATAAGTTGTCATATTATTTCTCCATTAACTTCCATCCGTAAGTGGATCCTGAGTATACTAAACTAAAAGCGGCACCCTCTGTAGCAACTGTTAAGTCTGCTGCGGTACCATCAATCTTTTGACTGTTACGACCAACTGTTAAATTATTGGTATCAAAAGTATTTGCAAGGTCTAAAAATCTTACTTCATCTCCTGAACTAGGAGAAAGAGGTAGTGTAATAGTAAAAGCACTACTGCTTGTATTAACAAATAATTGATCTCCTGATAAAGCTGTGTAGGCTCCTGTTTTTGTTTGCCATATACCACCTGATGTTTGTAACTCAAACCAGTTAGTTCCGTCTGTTGCTAAATATACACTTGTTGAAGGATTAATAACATGCGTGTTACCACTAGATCCTAATCTACAAGTAATTGTGTATGTTGTATTAGCGTTGCGTAAAAAATAAATTTTCTGTGTTGTATTAAATTGAACAATAAAGTTTGATCCTTGTCCACTGAATACAATAGCTGCATTTCTTGCTTCATTATCTGCTTGGGTTCGTGGTCCGTCTTGCGTGGTTAATGTATAAGGACTAGAAGCTGATGATAAATTCTTTGAATATACACCTGCAATAGCAAATTCTACTGATTGGGAAAGATTATTATTTGTTGTATTACCCCAAGAATTGGCTTGTTCGCCTGATCCTATGAGCTCTATTTTTAATAAACTTGAATATGTTGATGCCATACTTTACCCTATGCTGCCTTTTGCCAAACCATTGTAGAGGAATCATCTACAATTGTCCACCCAATAGGTGCTAGAGTTCCTTCGTCTGCTTCAATATTAATTCCTACTAAAGGAACATTTGCACTTAAATCAATAACTGATCCTGTACCTAAATCAAGTTGTGCAATAAGACTTCCAGGTATAACTGTTGCTACTCCCTGTGCTGTAACACTAGCGATTGTTCCTGTCATAGCCAAACCTGTTGTTACTACTGTTTGATTTTGTTGTGCTATTGCTGTCGCTGTATTAGCGTACATCGTAATAGGAATTCCTGTTACTTGAACAAGACCTTGAGGAATAACAGTAACACCTGCTATGGTTCCTGTCATACCAAAACCTGCTACTACTTTTGTTACAGATGCATCTACTTGCTCTATTCCAAGTGTCGCTGTGATTGGAATACTTTGTACGGTTACTTCTGAGTTACCGCCTGCTGCTACTCCTGTAGCACCAAACGCCATTGCCATTTCAAAACCTGTTGCTATTACAACGGGACTACCTACTGCTACAACTGATTGTGTACCTAGAGTTGTTGTTATGCCAAAACCTGTGGCAAAAACTCTTACTTCGAGTGCCCCTTGACTTGCAAAAGGTGTCTCGGCAAATGAAGCACCTGCGAAAGACATTAGAGTTTATCTATTTCAGCCTTAAATAAAGACCAAGTTATTTCTGAATGAGGATTAGTTGTTGTCATTATAGAAGCACCTTCAACATCTTCACCAGTTTTCCAATTAATATTATTAAAATCTTCTTCTGTTAAAATATCTCCTGTGAAAGAAAATTGTGCATTTTCTTTAATCACCTTAATAGCTACACAAGCTTTTGTACTATTTTCCATTACGCACCTATCTCCATTAGTGTTACTGACCTTTGTAAATTACTTGGACCAGTATTAATATTATCACCACCATTACTTGCTACATTTAATCTAATATATAATTTATAATCTACTGCACTTGTAGTGTTTGGAGAATCTACAAAAGATAAATTACAAGGTCGTGCAGAATCAATTTCTGTACCAGAGCCAAAACCACCTTGGCCTGTATAAGCATTATCTGCATTACCAAAACCTACTTTAGAATAAGTTCCTCCAGCTATTGATCTATAAATTGCTACTTGACCAAAATTCCCAGTACCAGAGCCTTCATACATTCCTAATGTAAGGCTCATCATTACTAAAACTTTTGATGAAGTCGCTGATGGTGTAATTTGATCTGTTACCTCTGTTGCTCCAAAACTAGTATTTGATACAGTTGTATTAGAACTAGTAAGATTAACATTTTGTACCTGTAATACTTTACCAGGAGAATAACTTGTACCCCCAGTACCACCATTAACGACTGGTAAAGCACCTGTCACATTAGTTGTTGCATTAACAAAAGTTGTTGCTGTACTGTTCGTGCCACCATTAGCGATAGGCAAGGTGCCTGTTACTTTAGATGTTAGATCAATACCACCTGCTAATTGTGCATTAGTTATTGTGCCTGTAAGAGCTGTTGTTTTAACTACTGTTAGTGTCATTATGCGTCTTCTTTTTCCTGTCTTGTTTTATAGTCTGCTCTCGCCGTTACTAAATTTACAAAAGCTTCTTGGTTACTTGGAATAGAATCTGTAAATGTTTCATCATTCATTAATTTTGTAGTCCATTCACTTTGAAATCTTTTCCAACAGTTATTTTTCTTTCCAGTAACTGCGTCTTGTACCCATTGGTTTAAATCCAATAAGTCATTCTTCATTACTTTTTCGTCTGTATCACTAATTGATACTGTTATTGTTTGTGCCATTTTATAACTCCTTTATGTTAAATTGTTTCATTTGGCTTATCCTAATAGGTATCCTTGAAACCACACCCTTTCGGCGTCAGCTGCAATAGTAGTTGCAAAGTTACTAAAAAAATCTAAAGTTGCAGTGTCGTTTGCGTCCATGTCTGCTACTACGGCTCCTTGAAATTGATATGCAGCAACTGTTGCATTAAATACATCATCTGCATCTGTAATGTTACCAAATACATAAGGACGATTGCTAGTATTTATTCTTCCAAAAACTGAACCACCTTGCGCTAGAATACTATTAATTCTCATTGCACCTGTAAACATATATTTACCAGTAACAGGAGCTGTAAAAGTTGTACTACCATTCCAATCTGCATTGTTATCCCATATCTCATTATTAAAATTTACAGAAACATAAGCAGCGTTAACGGCTTGAGCTGATGTACTTTTAGTTGCACTAAAACCTGGTTGCAATGGTTTGGTTACTGCTCCAGTACCTGCACTAACAGACATAACAATATTTCTAGTTGATGTTCCATCATAGCCACCAAAATTTAATTTACCTTTTGCACTAGCATCTTGAACTGCTGTTATGTGTGCATTAGCAGAGCCACCATTATTTGTACTAAAAGCTATACCAACTGCTCTACCATCAGCATTTGAGTTAGTATTTTTTAAATCTAAAACTGAACTTGAATTTGTTCCAACTACAACTGGTGTACCTTGCACAGTCATTTCATTGCCATCAAATAATAAGTTGGCTTCACCAGAAATTGCATTTGCACCTGTGACCGTGACCACTTGATTGTTAGTACTTCCCGTAAGTGTCGCACCACTAGCAGGTAAATTACTTGTAAAAGTTCCTGAACCGTTGCTCGAGATTATGGTGTTGCCACCAATATCTTTAATTACATCTACTTGTATTGTGCTAGCCATTATGCTCTAGCTGCCTCATCTGCATCTAATTTTGCTTGATAAGATGCTTTAACTGCATCAGTCCAAACGAGATTAGCTATATCTTTTATAGCTGCATCTTCACTTGATACATCTACATCAGGCATAAAAGAATTTCTGCTACGAGAACGAGAAATCTCTACTCCATCTTCTTTAATAACAGTATCATAAGCTACTTGGATAACTTTATATTCTCCAACTATCTCTGTTTTTGTTATTATTTTTTCTTTCGTTATAGTCATTGTTTACTCCTTTATTAAGTTGTTGCGTACCATCCACTGCCCCTCACTGAAAAACTATCTGCCATAACATTTAAGTCATCATCATAATCATTAACATCTGATTCTTTTCCTACAAAAAGTAATATTGTGGTATTGGTATCTGATCGCAAATGTAACTCTACTGTACTAGTTGAGTTGTTTCTACTATCAACCATTCCTATCAACCCCTGACGACCTGATGTTGCATTTGCTGTAAATGGTAATCCTGATATTCGACTTGGATTTCCACTGCCTATTGCAGTGGTAGTAAGATATAAAGAAACATAACACATATTTCCAATTTTTGTATAATGACCTGTTGAAGTACCTACAGTCGCATTGGCAACATTTGGTGTCCATGTTCCTTCTTCATAATCATCTAAAAGATTTTGAGGAGTAGAACCTGCATTAGCTGATGCTGTTCCTAAATATATTCCTTGAGAAGTTGAGGATGGTAATAAATTACCACTTGTATCTATCTGCCATTTTGTCGCATTATTAATTCCAAATTTTAAAGGAGAATTTGTTCTTGTATATAATTTAACATCTGAAGCGCTTGCAATAAGACTACTCCAATATGTTCCAGCACCATCTACTGTTTGTCTAAATTCAGTTGTGCTACCACTTGCTTGTTGGGTTAAAACATCACCATTATATAATAATCGTGTTTCACCATTTAAAGTACCAGCTGTGCCACTACCTGTAATAAGCCTATCGTTACCATTAGTATTTATTGTAGTACC